ACCGGTCATATAATGATGATGCACGACAACGTGGTTGCCGGTGTCGTTGTCACTCGACGTGGGTCTGAGTTGCTTCCGTTCACTGAGGGAAACCCGGCAGTCGTGTTCAGTGCCGACATAGACACGGGTCCGAATCCAGACGTGTGTCGCCTGCTCTACACCGAAACGGACGGACAGAAGTTCCATCTTGGCGTGAAGCCTCGTCCGATTCGTCCAAACCAAATCGTCAATGTTGAGTTCGTCCTTTCGGCAAGCCTTATCGTGGACGATGTACCTTCAACGCATCAAGTTGACATCAGAATCAACACGTCTGACGGAAACCCTGTTGGTGCTCCGGGCGGTGCTGGTGGTCAGGCTACCGACGTAGGCACCGGATCAGCCGGGGCAGGCATTGACTACACCTTTGCAATTCAGAACCCGAATTGGCTACAGGGAGCGCTTGACGGTGACATTATATCCGTAGATGTGGTCATTCTTGGCACGGACGTGGACGCGACGATTGACCTTGGCTTGGCGGCAATTTTCGGGTGTAGACTTGGACCAACCACGACTCACACAGTAACGCTGCAATCCGCTGGCGCTTAAGGACAAAGGGGGTAGCTATGTCAGCAATTTTTGCGTCACGAGTTTTCTCCAACCCACTTGTGTCGGATAAGGGTTTCGCTAGTCCGATTGTGTTGAGCATCAAGACGCTCAAGGGCGGTAGTCTTGGGTGGTCAACATCAACCGCAACAACAGGTGAATCTGGAACACCTGTGATTCTTGTAGACGGCGCGCTGGTTTAGGGATTGTAGATGTCATCACTACCACAACTGATTTACCGAATGCTTCCCGTTCAGCCTGTTGCTACGCCTACCGCTGAGGGTCTGTTGGACGCGATATATGATGCGTTCCAGTCCACCAAGTACGCCGATCAGAAGCCACGTACACCGGGCTCTGGTACTGCTTGGTTGATGTCCCGTTACAAGAACGCCAGCGTAACTGAAGCCATTTACGGTAAAGCACCGGAAGCCGCCATCTCTACTATGGACGTGATTTTAGCGGGCGTAGATACGGGAAGCCCGTCACCGACAATGCGCACGCCTGATACGCTTGGAACTGGTGCGGTCTACGCGAGCGTGAACAAGGGAGGATCAGGTTTTACTACGTGGGATGGGGCTGCTCCGTTTGGCGCTGGTAAATTCTTCGGTTACTGGCGCGGCATCAATGCAACTTCCTTTGGGATTCTGGTTTGGGTTTTTGAATCAATGGAAGACTTTTGGGTGCTATCCATGTCCTCAACTGGGTCGCTCGCAATCATCCGAATCGGAGCGATCATTGACCCGCACACAGCAGACGCTAGTGACGCGGAGACTTCTGGCCGTCTGTTTGGGATGGTGACCTGCGGTACCGGTGGAACGACGGCAAACCTTTGGGACAGCAATGGACCATTTCATCATAACGCGGCTGCTAACTCGCACCACTTTGGTGTCTTCATTCCGGGGGCGGCTACAATTACGACCCTACGTGTGAACGCAACGCAGGCACCAAGCGCTGCTTCCGCTACATCAATCAACCGTGGCCGTTTACCATTTTTACAGCCTGTCGCGATCCGCGATCTTGTTACGCCTTACGCTTTCATTGGGGAACTGCGGGACACGTTCGTTTTCGAAGGCTCCAAAATGAGTGAGCGTGTGGTAGATAAAGCCACTGGAAACAGCTTTTATCTGGTGTCCGGTTATCTCGGGGGCATCACAACAGCCCTCTGTGCCGGTATCAGGGCTTACTAGAATAGAGGTTTGGAGATGACACTACCTGCGCTTCAGTACCGCAAGATCACTCCGCAGACACCTGCCGCTTTTACTTGTGAAGGCGTACTAGACGCTATTTACGCCGCATTCCAGACCACTCTTTACGCCGATGGTATTACGACGCGCACTCCGGGTTCCGGGTCTGCTTGGTCAATGACCCGCTATCGAAGCGGTGGTACGCTGACTGAGGCTGTTTACGGTGCCCCGCCATCTGGTTCCATCACCGATCTGGATGTCATCATTGCCGGTGTTGACGCTGGTGCGCCAACACCAACGATTGCATCACCTGACACGTTTGGAATTAGTTATCTGTTTCTAGGCTTGAACAAGGATGGGACAAGTTTCAATGCGTGGGATAATAGCGCTCCGTTTACCGCTGGTAACTTCTCCGGTTACTGGAAAGGAACACAGGCGTCAGTTTACGGAACGACAGTACACATCTACGAGTCGCAGGAAGATTTCTACATCTTCTGTGAGTCTGCTACCGGCCTCATAAGCTGTATGCGAGTTGGCGCTATTGTTGATCCGCAAACGACTGACCCAGCCGACAGCGAAGTTAATGGTCGTCTCTATGGCATGGCGCTTCAAGGTCCGGGTGGGCTGTCCACGAACCTTTGGGACCAGAACGGTGTCTTCTTCCACAATGTTAGCGCAAATGCCCATCATTGCGGTGTGTTCAATCCACGAATTGGCACCCTTGCAACGCTCAGAACACACACTGAGCTTAGCCCGATTGGCAACTCAACGCAGTTCATCACTCGTGGCGGATCACCTGTTTTGTTCCCAGTGAGTATGCGAGAACTTGTTACGCCGTTCCGTTTCGCGGGGCGTCTTAGAGACTGCTACCAGTTCGGTGAGGCCAAGTTTGGTCAGGTGATTCAGGACAGTGGTGCTAACACTAAGTTTTACATGGCGTCTGGTAGTATCAGCGCGGCTGGCTACATCGCGATGGCGCTGCCTCTGTAGGGCTGTAAAAGTGAGAGACCATGAGCATCAGCAGATACAAAATTGATGACACGTTTCGCCAAGACTTCACGGTAAGCGACCCGTCTACTGGCGCTGCTGTTGATGCTGACGCCGACCCTGATATTGAGGTTTATGAAGACGGTGACGCTGTAGCTCTACTCACTGGAAACGCTGCGAAGCGTGCCGGTGGTACCACAGGGCAGTACACGTTTGGAACAACGCTGACGGTGGGTGCTGGTTTTGAAGTCGGAAAAATCTATACGGTCTATGCGCTCGCCACAGTTGGTGGTGTACTCGGAAAGACAGTAATCGCAACCTTCGTAATCAGCACTGAAGTCGTCTACGCCAACTAACGAAAGCGCTTTCGTAGGGGAAGACATGCAACTGACCGGGATCAAGTGGCTGGACATTGCAATCGTAATTGTGCTCTCGCTTGGCTTGCTGAGCGGCGGTTTGACGTTCTTGCTTAGCCGCGCTGGGGTTCAGAAGGCGCTGGCGAAGCACGAGTGGTTGAGAGTTCTTGAGCCGATCCTTGGCGCTGCCATCAACAAGGCGGAAGCGTGGGGCAGGGAGCATAGCAAGAAGGGTGGAGATAAACTGGAACACGCCACTGACGTGGTGATGAAGGGCATGGACGCGCTTGGTGTTCCCAAGGCGATGAAGAACGAAGAACTCATCAAGTCCATGATCGAATCCAAGCTAACAGGTGGTAGCATGAGCGACGTTGCTTCCGGGGTACTCAGCAAGATCACCAACGGTAAATAGACCTTGATCGAGATTTACGACGATGCGCTATTACGATTTTTCAGGGCTATCCAGTACAAAGGGAAGCCTCTGGAGATCGTCTTTGAAGCACCGGATAGAGCTTTTGGTGCCATGCAGAACCGCATCGCCCGTCGCCTGAAGACCAAACCGGAACTGGTGAAGGTTGAGAGCATCCCGCTTCCATTCGCCAGTGTTTACCGTGGCGATGTCAACTACGACCAATCACGCGACAGTCAGGCTACTGTGCGCGGAATTTTTGCCGACCCTGACTCTGGCGATTCCTACTTCAGCAAGATGCCTCGACCGTTCACTTCTACGGTGCAGGCTGACTTCTGGTGCAAGACAAAGACGCAAGCAAACCTTATTATGATCCAGCTTGAGCTTCTGTTTGGGGCTGGCAAGCGCGGTTACATCGACATCAACTTCGGTGACGAGAAGTGGTACGTAGGCGACAATGAGGTTTTCAGTTACGCGAAGTGGCTCGCCTACCAGAAGGCATGGCTGGAAGATAACGGCATCACGGACAACACCGATCTTGAGCCGGGGGAAGGACCGAAGTATATTCGGAAGACGTTTTCCGGCGAACTATCTGGCGTATTGCCGTACTCGCTGGTGCTCGGTAGATTGGCGAAGCAGGTTCAAACCGAAGTGTGGCTTGAAGGTGGAGTCGATCCAGACGACACGATTGTAGTGGCGTAACGATGGGGGTTTAGAATGGCTGGCGTACCCGGTGTGACCATTACAGAGCGCGATCTTTCGGCCTATGTGCCGGTCGCGTCTGAAGCGATTGTCGGAATGGTAGGCCCTGCGACGAAGGGCGATACTGAGATCATCACTTCCTACACAGACGAGGGAAACTTCGTTGATCGTCAGGGGAAGCCGGTTTCTGGTATGCACGCGATGCGCGCTTCCATCCGCTATCTCAAGAAAGGGTCGTCGCTCCGGTTTGCTCGCATTGCGGGCACGCTGCTTTCCACGGCTCTTACGGAACTCTACAACACGGCGGGGACGCAGTTGATCCTCACGGTTGAAGCCAGTAGCGCAGGCACATGGGCGAACAGCAACCTTCAGGTTGGTGTCACGCACAACGGCACTACCAGCTACAACCTGTTCGTCTACTCTGACGGGCGTCTGGTCGAGCAGTACACCGGACTCACCAACGGCACTATCGAGACCACGATCAACGGCATCAGCCCGAACATCTCGGTCACAGTCGATGGCTCAGCCGGTGTTGCTTTCCCGGCTTCAACCCTCAATTTACAAACCAACGAAATCGACCTTGTGGGCCTCGCTGGCGGAAACGACGGAGCCTTCGCTTCGACGCTCAGCCCCGACTCCCTAACGGGCGGCATCGCCTCACGAGACCTGTGGAACGAGACCATCGTCTACACGCCTGCGGTTGCTACTCAATCCTTCACCACAACCGCTCCAGTACAGCCGGGATCATTCACGGCAACTGACGGTGTTGGTACTGCCACGGACGACGGCGACGGCGCGCTCTCCGGTGCAGGCATCACCAGCGGAACGATCAACTACGAAACCGGAGAAGTCGTCATTGTCTTCGCGGTGGCACCAACTGCCAACATCACCATCTCCTACCGCTATGGCACCATCGAAGAAAGCGCGGTTACAGCGCCGAACCAACTCGTCTACACCGGAGCAGTTGGTCGTCCGGGTGTCGAGAGCAGTTCCTTCCGCGTGCTTACTCCGCGTGAAGACCAGATCGGTGTCGGCGCTGGAACGAGCGCACTGTTCGAAGAGACGCTTCAGGGTGGTGATATTGAGCGCACGACACTCAGCGTCACTGCGGAGAAGTCAACCGGCGAAGTGATGACGGTGACTGACGACGGTGCCGGTAATCTGCAAGGCAGCATTCCGACACCAACTGAAGCAACCGAAAAGGTTGACTTCACAGGCACCACACCTGTACCGGCTTTTTCCGCAGGCGAATTGCTGACACAGGCGGTATCCGGCGCAACCGGCACTGTTCTGGAAGTCATCAGTGCTGACGAGTACATCATCGACCGCACGAGCGTGGCAACTTTTGACGCCACGAACACCGTTACCGGTGGCAGCGGTGGTGGTGCTGGCACTCCGGGCATCCCGGCAGGCGTTCCAACCGCAGTCAACGTCATCAACTACGCCACTGGTGTCATGTCGCTGTTCTTTGAGGCACCGGTTGGTTCCTCAGAGATTGTGACTGGTAGCTACTACCAACACGCTCCAGACGACGGTGCTGGTGGGGTAGCTGGCGGCAATATCTCTGCTGGCACTATCGACTACGTTACCGGCGACTACAGCCTGACCTACACGCTGACCCCAGCAGGCAACTACTTGCCGAACTTCCCTGACGGTCTTCCATTCCAGTTCCAGTACGGTCACATCACTGTGATTGGTGTTGGTGACACAGCCGCAACCGCTTTCTCTGGTACGTTGGAAGAAGTGCCAGTCAAACCGGGAACAGTCTACATCGAAGCTGGTGCTGTCTCTGTTGCTGACGACGGCGCTGGGAACTTCGCTGGTGCTGGCATCGCCAGCGGAACCATTGACTACTGGACGGGTGAAATTTCTGTCACCTTCACTTCGCCGCCAGCGGGCGGAATTGAAGTCAACGTCAACGCTGACGTGATCCTTGCCAACATCGAAGCCAAGAACGCAGGCCCGGACGCCAATCGCGCTGCTGTAATCACAGATGGACTCCATATCATTTGGGACGCAAGCCCGACTGTCACTGGAAACTACCGTCTCCGCGTTCTCTGGAACCCCGGAGCAGGCGCGGTAGTGATCGAGACGTTCGACCAGATTCGCAACATCTCGCACGCCTTCGAAGTCATCAACGGGCTTGGCCTGAACGCTGGCTCCAGCTACGTCACTCTGATCCCAACCGGCTTTGCTGGTGTGGCGAACAGTGCTACACAGAACATCGGTCTTGCTGGCGCATTCACTGCCGCTGACGTGATCGGCACTGAAGTCGGTGTTGTGAAGACAGGACTGCAACTGTTCAAAGACCCGGAGAAGGTTCCGGTGGACTGGCTTTCCTCTCCGGGGCTTTACAACCGCTCGATCACCACGGCTGGCATCCAGCTTTGCGCGACCCTTGGACGCCGCGCCATTTGGGTCATCAGCCTGCCAGACTTTGAAGACTGGCGCGATGCGGTTGATTACGTCAACGGTAACTACAATTCGGCGCTTCCGGGTGGTGTCGCTCGACCGACTGCCGACGTGATGATGCCGCCACTGACGGCGATCAATTCTACCTATTCCGCTTCATTCTTTTCGTGGGTGCAATACTACGACGCCTACGCTCAGACGAACGTGTTTGAGCCACCTGAAGGCGACATCCTAGCCCGCGTGGCCTACGTTGACCGTGAGGCTGAGCCTTGGTTCGCAATCGCTGGCTTGCGTCGTGGCGGCATGGAAGGTGTCATCAACGTCCGCTACTCGCCAGAGCGCAACGAGCGTGCTCAGATGTACGGTGTCGTGGGCACTACCACACAGGTCATAAACCCAATCGTCCGCTTCATCGGACAGGGAATCTTCCTGTACGGTCAGCGCACGACGCAGCGCAATGCAACTTCGACTGACCGCATCAACGTCCGCTGGGCTCTCAACGTGCTTGAGAACCAGATCGAGATTTCATCGCGCACGTTCCCGTTTGAACAGGGCGACGGAATCCTGTTCCGCGAGATCACTTCAACCATCACGCGAATACTTCGTCCAATCAAGGCGAACCGTGGTCTGAACGACTTCCGAGTTGTCTGCGACGAGACGCTAAACACGCCCGAAGTGCTTGAGCAAAACCGCGTCAGATGCAAGGTGTTCGTGCAGTGGGTCAAGTCGGCAGAGTCCATTGAATATGAACTGGTACTCACGCCGCAGGGTGTGAATCTGTCGGAGCTTCCGACAACGGCATAAGCCGGTGGGGTAAGCACCCCAAAGGGAGAGTAGCATGGCTGGCATTCCTAACCTGCCGTACAACTTCAATGGTACTCAGTTGGCTCAGGCTGCTGGTCGTGCGAATCCACAGACCAGCAATATGGGCATTCTGGAGTTTCAAGTTGACAACATTGTACCGGGAGCGCGTGAACTTCTGACGCTCACGTTGCAGTCGGCTGAGACACCAACCCGCAAGGTTGCGCGTGGTGAAATCCAGTACCTCAACGGCACCGTCTTCTACCCGCAGAAGGCTGAGCCTCTGGATGAGATGTCAGTCGTGTTCCGCGACTACTCTGACCTTCCGGCTCGCAAACGACTGGAAGAGTGGTTCTCTCTGGTCTACGACGAGAACACCGGACTGATGACGCCGCCTTCTGCATTGAAGATTGATGGCACACTGATCCTCTTTTCTGGCAGCGGTGGGAATCCCCGCAAGTACCAGCTTGAGGGCGTCTTCCCGCTGTCTTCACCGACTCGCAAGATGGACTTCGGTGATGCGGAACAGCAGATGATGGAGATTACATTCAGCGTCGATTTCATCCGCGCACAGTTCTAAGACCAGTGCGCTTTGCTATGCCTCAAGCGCCTGCTATCCTAGCGGGCGCTTGTCATTTCCTATCGGAAGGAAGAACCCATGAACGAGACAGAAAACGAGAAGGGAGTCGTCCGAATGAAAGGGACGATTACCCCCTCTGAGGTGGGCAGTGGCCCGCCCAAGCTGCCAGACCTACCTCCTGCCAAGAAGCTTTCGATGCCGTACACGCTGCCTTCACATGGCGTGTTTTACGGTGACAAGCTTCCCGATGGCGAGGTAGTCATCTCACCAATCAAAGGTGAGCAGGAAGAAATCCTGAGCGGCATGGGCGAAACGGCGAACGCCAAGAAGACACTCCAGCACATCGTTTCCCAACTGGTGGACATGAAGGGTTTCCCCATCAAGAAGCTGCTGGTGGGTGACTACGCTGCGCTGGTGATGAACGTGATGGCGTTCAGCTACGATCCGTACATCACAGCCACAACTCAGTGCCCCGCGTGCAAGAAGATGAACCTGTTCAACAAGGCAGTCAGCGAACTGGAATGCACTCACCTGAGCCCGGACACCGTGAACGACATCAGCAACTACACAGTGAAGCTGGAATCAGTTGACGCTGAACTTCAGTTCCGCTCGCTCACGATGGAAGATGCGGAGATGGTGGAGCGCTTTGCGATTTCCCATCGTGCAGAAGCCGAAGAATTCGGAAGCCGCCCGGAGTATCTGTATACGTTCGTCCGCCACATCATCGCGATCAACGGAGCGGATGCAGCAGGCTACGGTGACCACAAGCTACGTCACTGGCTGGGTCAACTTTCCGGCAAGGACATGGCGAGACTTCGCGATGCGTGCAACAAGGTGGAGCCGGGGTACAACATGCGCCCGAACATCGTGTGCGATCATTGCAACAACAGTTATGCAGTACCGCTGCCAGAGGTCAGTCAATTTTTCCGTACCAAAAGTTCCAAGGCAAGAAGCGCTTAGGCAGCAACGGTTTTCTATGCTTCTTGCCGGGTTGTCTTGGTCTGACTGGACCATGATGACCCCGTGGCAGCGGAACGACTACATCGAAAGAATGACCAAGCACTACGAGGAACAGAAGCGGGAACGCGAAAAGAGTAAGCACAAAAGGTAGCGATGGCTGACGTGACCCAAAACCTTGAGTTCGTTTTCACAGCAACCGACAAGGCTACGCCGGAAGCTGCGAAGGTTACGGATTCAATGGCTGCGATGGAGTCGGCTGCTGTCGAGTCTGCCGATGGGATCAATGGCGCGATGGTGGAAGCCATTGAGTTCCTGACTGAAGCGGTGGACGATCTGACCAAAGGTTTGACTACCACCAAGAATGATCTAGCTGACGTGGAGGACGCGGCTGAGAAGTCGAGAGGAAGACTTCTCAGCCTTTCAGGCACCTTCAACTTCCTGAAGCGCGCTGCCAAGGGTTTCAGCATTGGTGCAGCTATCGGTGCTGGAGCGGGCGTTGGTATGAAAGCCATCAGCGGAATCCAAAGACTTCTGGCACCACTGTTTGAACTGATTAGCGAAATCTTTGGACCCGCTATGGAGTTGCTGAGCGGAGCCTTCAAGTCTCAGCTTGCGCCGATCAGTGCCGCTTTGGTTGATCTGGCTCAGGAAGTTCTTCCAACCCTGATGGATGCGTTCCGTCCTTTGATGATGGGGGTGTTGGGATTCGTTCAGTCATTTAGTGGCATGATTACTGGGGAGGATTCTCCGCTTGTCACCTTGATGAACACTCTGAAAACCGTGTTCACTGAACTACAGCCAGTGCTCACTGAAGTGTTTGCTGTGTTCAGCGAGAACGCCAAGGCGATGCTCCCTGTTATTGCGACGTTGGCAGGCATCCTTATCAAGACACTTGCTCCGATCCTGATGACTGTTGTCAAGTTCATTGGCGAAGTGGTGCAGATGGTCGCACCGTTTTTGCAGAAGGTTATGGTTGCTTTTGCTCCGCTGCTGGAAGCCTTGGGTCAGGAGCTAGGTGGCATCATCAAGGAACTGGCAACACAGCTTCTCCCGATTTTGGAGCCGCTGCTGGGTGCCGTGTTGGAATTGCTCAAACCACTTCTTCCGATTGCTGTTGTGCTGGTTCGTGTGCTGGGCACAGTCTTGGTAGCTGCGCTGAAGGTGCTTGGTCCCCTTCTTGCTTACATAGCCAGTTTCATTGAGTACCTGTCCGCTGAGTTGGGTGCCGCCATCCAACCGTTCGTGGATGACTTTGCTGAGTGGGCTAATCTGCTGATTGATGACGCGATTCCAGCCATCGAACTTTTCGGTGAGATGGTCAGACTGTTCTTTGAAGACGGAAAGAAGAACTTCAGAATACTAAACCGCTATTTCCGACAGTTTGCTCGCATTGTGGGGGACGTAGCTAGTGACATTGGTGAGTGGTTCTCTGACCTGTGGGACGGCATCACGGAAGGCTGGCAGGCAGTCGAGGACTTCTTCACAACAGCCGTGGCGACCTTTCAGGCGATTTGGGACGACCCGATTGGCGCTCTTCAGGACGCATTCGTTGGGGCGTTTGAACTGATCTTCGGTTCGTTCGATGAAGTTGTTGCAGACCTGAAGGGGCTCTGGTCTGACTTCCTTGATTTCCTTGGTCTTGGCGACTTTGAGGTAGAAATCAATTCCGCCTTGGACGCGATGCTGGCAGCCGTGATGTCGCCAATCGAGACCATGAAATCACTCATCAACTCAACGATCATTGATCCGTTGAACAAAATACTGGATTGGCCTATCCCGGTTTCTGGAACCCCTCTTTGGCAGGCGGTTGGTCTTGGCGGGACGATTCCTCAGTTGCAGGCGGGTGGTATCATCCGGGGTGCTGAGTCTCAGGGCGGTGTTCTTGCCAACATTGGTGAAGCTGGACCGGAAGCTGTGATCCCGCTGCGTCCGTCTGTTCTCGATCAGCTTCTCCCTGAAGTCAACGTGACATTGGGTGCGGATGCTTTTGCTAAAACCGGAGTCAACAACCGCGACATCGTTGGTCTTCTACAGCAGTTGTTGCGCTCGTCGCAAGACACACAGAGCCTTCTGGAGATGGTTCTGCTTTCTAAGAACAGTGACACCATGCAACAGGTGGTCTGATGGCTGGTGGATTTTTAGGTAGACCTTTTGACACCAGCGCGATTGATCTTCGTGCCGCTGCTCAAGCTGCTTCGCGTGAATCGCTGGGGTCAGACCGTGGCAAGCCTACGATGTGCGCGTTTGTTCTTGAGGAAGACCCGCGTGAGCGGGTGGAGTTTGAATCATATCCGGCAGATGGTATCACTGAAGGCTACGCTGCCACGTTCAAGAACATCGACTTCGGCATTGCTCCGCAACCGGCGAGCCGCATGTATGTAGGCGGCGATTGGAACCAGTTGGTGTTCGATCTTGATTTTCGCGCCGGGGATATTCAGCGCCATGACGGTGCGCGTGATCTAAACGCTCTTGCATCGGAGATGGAGCGTAAGGTCCGTCTTCTTCAGGCGTTCAGTTTTCCTAAACCGGACAAGCGACGTGCCCCAAACGAGAAGGCATTCATCAGTGCTTGGCGCGTGCCGTTCGCTCTCCTGATTCTTGGGGACTTCATTACTTACCGTGGCTACGTCGAGACAACAGAAATTCGTTGGCAGATGCCGGTGGTTACTGGAAGCGTCCGTCCAATGGCTGCTGGTGTGACTGTTACCTTCCTGCCTACGATGGCGGTCTATCCAGACTTCTATGACGTTCAAGACCCGAATCTTCGCGGTTCTACGGTTGACGTGGTTGACGCACTGATTGCTCAAGGTGGTACTCGTGAGGACATCCTTACCTTGGGTAAGGATGTTCGTGAACAACAGCTTGCCGCAGAGAAGGCAATCATTGCTGAGCTTGAAAGACAGCTACAGGCAAATGAGATAACTCAAGAGCAGTTTGATGCTGGCATGAAGAAGTACAAAGACAAGGACGAGGCGGATGGTAAGCCTATTCCTTCACGACCAAGGTAGACAATGGCAGACACGACTTTTGAGTTTGAGCCAACGTCACGTTTCCAGTTGACGAATGTGTATCGTCGTAGCGGACGCATCCACTTCGGAATCTTTCGAAGCCCGAAGATCAAACTGGAAGGCGATGAGGATGTGGTTGCTGTCACTGAAGGAACGAAGGGTCAGCTTGAGACCTTCGCCTACGAAGCCTACGGAGACCAGCGCTACTTTTGGGCGATTGGTCTGGTCAACAAGATCAACAACCCTGCTGATGATGTTGTGCCCGGAGTGAACCTGACCATTCCGAAACTGGAGCGAGTGCTTGAGTCTCTTGAGGAACGCTAGTGGCACGCCAGAAGGGAAACTCCAACTTCACCGTAGAAGTTTTGCTGGATGTTCAATCCCGCAGAGTTTCCGATACCCGCTTTGAGCGGGTTACTGGCAGTGAAGTCGTCAACGTAACCGACCGCATTTCCCGCGTGACTTGGGGGGAGAGCGTCCTGACTGGTGGATTTAGTTTTGAGTTGGTTCTGGCTGACATGGATTGGGATTTCTGGAAGAAGCTGATTGCTGGTCAGGAAGGTTCCAAGCTACAGCTTCGACTGACGTTCACTTCTGAAGGCACCGTCGAGAGAACACCTTGGCGTACCTGCTACCTTGACGTTCCAAAGACTGACATCCAATCGAAGATACTCCGCATGGTTCTGGAAGGCGGGGACAAGCGCTTTGAGATGATGCAGATTGGTCGCTTCCTGTCCTACAACAGCAAGCGCATCGTTGACGTTGTTCAGGAAATTTCTTCCCGATACAACCTGACCGCTGACGTTGCCGACATGGATGACACTCCATACGACCGGCTCCAGCCCGGAATTAGCGATTGGGACTTTCTCAAGAGCCGCATCCTTGGAAGTTGCGCTACCCGCAACCGTGGCGATGTGTACTTGTGGGTGGACGAGGGAATCCTGAAGCTGAAGCCCATCGACTACGCGCAGCAACCGCTGCGTTCTTACGCCATTGGTCTTACCGATGACCGTGTGCTGAAGGCAGTCCTCAGCATGAACAACCGGAAGGCTGACCGGAAGGGTGCCGCCCGAACGCTGGCTACAGGGTTTGACTTCGACGCGAAGGAAGGACGGTCTTTCGAAGTGGGCAGAGAAGAAGCTGGTAAAGCGCCTGCGCTGTCCGCCAAGCTTCCCCGTGCGCAATCCGGTGGTCTGCTGAACCTTGCTGACACTTCGCAGTCTGGTGGCAGCCTTGAGCGCAGAGCGTTCCGTGCATGGGGTCTGGCCTCGACGCTCTATGCCGAGTTGGAAATAACGATGAAGCCTGACCTCACCCTCGTGGCTGGTGGCATGATTTCGTTCACGGCTGAGAGCACCCTTCACCAGAGTCTCTTTGTGGACGGTTCATACCCCGTGCTCTCAGTGAAGCATGAGCTATCACGTACAAATGCCCGCACAACCGTCACAGTGGCCCGCAGAGAGACACAGATAGGTGTAGAGGACGCTCCGGGCACACGAGTGGGACAACAGCCTCGTGACGGCTATCTGAGTGATTCTGGCGAACAGGGCAGAAAGGTCGTACAGGTGCGTACCGTATGACCGATTACCCCGGACATCCGAAGGGTGTCATCCCGCCTTCCGTGCTTCCTGCCGTCGTGGTCTCCAACGAAGACCCGGACAAGGCAGGGCGCGTTCGGGTTCGCATTCCGCACTATCACGGTGCTGAGGACAACGACAACCGAGTGCCCGACGACAAGCTTCCGTGGGCACGCCCAATCTTCCCGTTCGCCGGGGGCGGCGGCGGGGTCTTTGGCGTGCCTCAGAACGGCTCAGCCGTTGCCGTCATGTTCTTCTCTGGAAACTACGACACGATCTTCTGGATTGGTGGGTTCATCGGAGACGGTGACCTGCCATCCGAGTTCGAAGACGGCTACGACAACGGACCACCGAAGACCTACTTGATAAGGTCCGCTGGCGGGCACCGAATCGAACTTCGGGAGAAGAACGATCAGGTCGAGATTGCCATTCAAACCTCTGGCGGAAATACTGTCCTGCTGGATGACACCAATGGAACCATCTCGATTGAGAGCGCGCAGGGCAACAAGGTCGAATTGCAGGATGCTGGCGGTCAGATCAATGTGACGGCGAACGTACAGGTGAATGTGGTGGCCCCACTGGTCACTCTTGGGCCTGATGGAAACGATCCAGTGGTGGTTGAGAGCAAGCTTCTGTTGCTCTACAACGCGCACGTTCATCCTGACCCGCAGGGCGGAAACACGGGCACTCCGGTGGTACCGATTCTTCCTGCCCCGGCGAGCCCAAGCGTTGGAAGTCAGTCAGTGAAAGGCAGTGCCTAGTTGGTTATACTCTCTCCGGTTTATACCGGTTGGTACGAAAGCGATTTCGCGTCATGGGGAGACACACGGGAGCAGCGTTCCCCTTCAGCGTTGGTGTTGCGGGCGTTTTGGGCGCAAAGACCGACGAGGAAGTTATCTCAACGTCGATCAGGAACATCATCCTGACGCCGCTGGGACGGCAACCGTATGACCCGACCATCGGGAGCCTGATTCCGTCTCTGGTGTTTGAGCCAAACGACGCAATCACGGTCCAGTTGGTCCGCTACTATACGCGGAAGTCGATCACGGAGCAGGAACCACGAGTAGACGTTACTGGGATTCTTGTTCAAACGGTTGGTGAGCAGACAATTAGCTTGAGAGTGGGGTACATCATTCGTGGCGATCCAGAGAGACGCCAGAGAGTGGTTCCTGTCCGAGTAACGAGAGAGCAGTCCTGATGCCAGCGACACCGCAGATAAACCTTGTGGCGAGAGACTTCGACGGCATCCGTCGTGTCCTTGAAAGCTACATCAAGGTCAAGTTCCCCAACGAATGGAGGGACTTCCAATCGACGGGCGTGGCAACTGCCATCCTTGACGTGATTGCCTACTCGCACGCACAGCGCGCCTACTACTACGACCGACTCTCGCTCAATTCGTTCCTTGTCTCCGCTGACCAGATCGAAGCGGTAAAAGCGCTGACCAAAGCACTTGGCTACACCATGCGACCGGCAACCAGTGCCAGCGTCCCGGTGCAGCTTACGCCTGTCGTACCGCAAGCCGCTCCTGTCACGATCCCGAAGGGCACACGCCTCACGGTTGGTGACTTGGTTTTTGAAGCGGCTGACGATCTGATTATTCCCGCTGGTCGTTCTGTCTACCCGGAAGCCTCAGACAACGATGTGTTGTCCTTTGTTGAGGGTGAGACCATCGCCACTTCCTTCACGTCTGACGGAAGCGCGAACCAGAGCTTCCCGGTAGGACGAGACGGCGTAATTGACGGTTCTCTTATCGTGCAGGTGGATGGGGAGACTTGGGAAGAAGTCGATAGCCTTGTCATCGCTGAAGGCAGTTCCTTCGGTCGCGATATGTTCATTGGCGACAGCAGCGATTCTCAGGTTTACCAGCTTACCCTGCTGAACGTGATTGCCGACATCGACAACGAGGACAAGCCCGCTGTGATTGTGAACGGCGTGGTCTGGACTCAGGTCGATGCGTTCTCTGGTGCGCCAAGAGAGTACCGAGTCACGGTTGATACTGAAGGCGTTACGCAGATTGTCTTTGGACTTGAAGGTGATGACTCCGCTCCGATCAATGGCGACATAATCGACGTGTCCTACATCATCGCTGGCGCGCAGAAGCGCTACGAAGTGGTCTACGATCAGGACGACGAGCCGACGATCTACTTTGGTGACGGCAACGACGGTGTGATTCCAACCAACGCTGCCACCATCTCTGTGACCTTCCGTGTCGGTGGTGGCGTGGTGGGCAACATCGCCCGCAACGTCATCAACACCGTGGTCAACGGACAGCTTCCGAACGGCTCAACCGTCGCAGTCCGCGTTCGTAACCGAGAGAAGGGCTCTGGTGGTGAGCCACCTGAATCCATCGAACTTGCGAAGGCTCGTGCGCCACTTTTTGCCAAGGCATTGAACCGCGCAGTGACGCAGCAGGACTTCACTGTTCTCGCGGCGACGTTCCGCCATCCGAACTTCGGCGCACCGTCGCACGCTCGTGCGCGTCTTTCACAGCGCGCCCCTGAGCGCAACTTGGTGAAGGTTGCTGTCTGGAGCCGAGACGCATCCGGCAACCTTTCGACAGCAAGCAGTGCGCTCAAGGCGTCCATGAAGAAGTATCTGGACAGCAAGCGCACGATCACCACCTACATTGAGATGGAAGACGGCACCGTTGTCTACTTCGACATGGACATCACGGTGATTGTTGAGGACGGCTACTCTGCCGCAGAAGTGTTCAGCGCAATCCGTCAGGAAGTGACGGGGTTCTTCAACAGCGCGAACGTGATGCCCGGAAAAGACCTCGCCTTCAGCCTTCTCTACGAGCGTTTGCAGAACCTTGCCGGGGTCGAGAGCATCGTCATCAAGTCCGTGCAGGGCTCAGTGCTTCAGACCACTGACATTGCGACCGGAGATGGAGTCACGGTTTCGTTTCCGTTCGACATCATCGTTCCCGATGGTTCTGAAGTCGCGCCGTTCAGTATCCGCATTACAGTAGGCTCCAGCGAAGCGATTGATGACGGCAGCGGAAGCTTCAACGGCGACATTGACAACACGGTTCCTGCTGACAACAACGTGGACTACGAGAGCGGTCGCGGCAACATTGTTTTTGCTACGCCGCCCGCGTTCGGTGCCACGGTTTCGATGGAAGCGCGCACGTTCTTCTATGCAGCTTTCATTGATGAGCTTGACGCTCTTGCTGCCTCTACGATTTCAGTCGGTGAACAGACCACGTTCTATCCGATTCGTAAGCGAACACCGACAGGGAGAGCATCCAGCACCTACGCCCGTATCGCGAATGAGTTGCGCATCGGAGCCACGAACGATTATCAGGGTGTGCTGACGCCCGACATCGACACAACGACCATCCAGATCGACATTCCTGCCATAGATGCGAACGCGATCAATCCCGATCAGGTTATCCGCATCGTTGAAGGCGCGCTTAGCACGCTTGAAGGCGAAGCTGGCACACTCTTCGGTGGAGTGTTTGCACCATCGACTGGTTCCGGTTTGCTTACGGTTGGTAGCATCAATCTCCTGACCGGCGAAGTAACCTTCGACATCACAACGATCATCGCTGACTTGGATGGTTTCTTTGGTGGGGCGGCGTACATCGCGCAGTCCCCGCTGGTAGTTAGCTATATCAGCAAGACCATCGTGATACAGATGCCGGAAGACACACTCCCGCTCACGCCGGGGCGCATGTACTTCATCGGTGGAAAAGACCCTGAAAGTACGGTTGTCTTTGGTCCGCCACCAGCAGGGCACACTGGTCAGCTTGAAGCCTACGACGACGGTGAAGGCAACATAGTTG